CTACGTAGCTGCCGCCAACATGGTCATCGCCATCGATGGCACTCCTAAACAACCTTTTTACTTTGAGGTGGTCACACACGTCGAGTACATCGGAACAGGTGTCACCCAGGGTTTGTTGTCGGACAGCAACAACGATGCAGTTGGTTATGACTGTGTTAAGAATTTGTTGCAACACGCCCAACGCGAGGTAGCCACGAATCCCAACAGAACTTTCGCACAAGCGCTGCAAACAGAAATGCGCAGGCAAGGAGTTAGTATGGGTCACGGGCAACGGAGCGTTGATTACTAGGTCGGGCGGGTTTCAGGGTGCGTCCCTGAAACCCTCGGTCACGCAGGTTCACGTGGACGGGGGATGTCCTATGGTAGTGCTGAATGCATGCCACAGGAGAGTAAGAAAGTTTTGAGCCATGGTCAAGGAAAAGACCCAAACAACCCGTTCTCAGACGTACAACTGTGCGGCGGGCTAGTGGGTTATGGTATTGTTGAAGACAGAATCTATAACACACATGCCCATCAATCCCAGTATGATTGTAGTCAGATCAAAACTACACATTATGACGGTAAGAAAGAAGGACAATACCGTTTTGATGTGCCAGGTTTTGTAACCCAATGGGCTGAATCAGAGCTGGTTCCGGGGATGTCGATGCATCAATTTGATTGTGGTGGGAGTCCTTTTTGTGGGCCCACTAGTATTGATATTGCGATCAGAGGCATCCCAGATTTTGACACCTATTTAAGCTTGTCCATGCAAGTACCCCTTGGGCTTTTTGGGTCTGAACTCACCTTGCGTGAGTATGGACATTCAAATGGGGTCAACGTCTCAGTTTACAAGGTTGTCAATGGAATTCCAGAGATCCATGTGGATCCAAGCCCGATGATCGGGAGACCGCACGTCGTGTTGCGATATTGGTCGCATAACGAACTTCGAGCCATGGATGGCCTGGAGCCTCTGGAGGACCCACCGAATTGGGGGCACTGGGGACTGGTTGTAAAGAAGCCAGTCACCGAAATACCAACAATTCGTAGACTTTCAAGTTGTGATAATTTCCCGGTAATTATCAG